ACATTTATCATTTTACCCACGCCCAACTTCCCCATACATTGTTTGAGTTCGGACTTGTCGGCAAACCAGTAAGGATAAACCAAACCCTATAATTATAAGCGTATGTCCAAGCTCCAACAACTTCCTTAACATGGCACTCGATACTGCTTCTTCCTCTAACGTAGTCGTGACCTGAAACTATACCGCCCTTGCGGACTTTCTTTGTCCATTCGGCTATATCGTTTGTACAATGTTGGAAATCATGATTACCGTCTATAAAAACAAAATCTAAACTCTCATCTTTGAACTTCTTGACAGCATCCATGCTCCAATCTTTTATAATCTCACAATTATATTTACTTAACCTTTTCTTCGATTCTTCGCAGTATCTATCCAGTTTTTCCTGTCTTGTATGATCTCTGTATCCTTTGTAAACCTTCCACTTGTCTATGCAATAGAGTTTCATATCTGGATTCTCCTTACATAGAAGTTCAGAAAAGTAACCCCTTTCAACCCCTATTTCAGCACCTACTTTGAATTTCAAATCCTTGAATATCTCACCGAGTCCATCCCTAGTTATAGGTAAATTATATGGTGGTCTTTGTGGTTTGAGATTAAACTTTTCAAATATGTATTTTGTTGTATCTTGTGTGTTAATATTCATTATTTTTCCTTATAAATCATATCGACCCATTTTTCTGGCCAATTAGGTAGGGGCATAAATCTATTTATTAATTTTATAAAAAAATCTTTATTTTCGTGAACCCAATAATTATATGAATATTTATAGCAAAGGTCATTCTCCCACTTGTTCATCCAGTACATTCTTCCATAAGTTGCACCTTTGTGTAGATGTGCATAGCTTGTATTTTTGTTGACCTTAACCTCTCCACCATTCTTCAATGTTTCTAAACAGATTTCTTCTGCTTCCGCTCCCCATCCTCTGTAACCTTCAGTTTTCATAAATTTTCTATCGTTATACCATTTTTTTGTCATAAACCAACAACTCGCTTGCATGGTCATGGTGTCATCAATCATAATGTCTTTTCTTGCGATAGTTCTTTCATTCCACTTATATCCATGTAACCCCTTATCTTTTAACAAACTGTTCCACATAAAATATTCGTAATCTATCGGAGGTTTACCATATTGTTCCTGAATACACCAGTTTTTAGCGTCTAATCTGTTTCTTCTCGGAATTTGTACCCAGTTAGGTTGGTGGTCTTTAATCAGTTGCTCATCGAATCCCTTAGCCACCATACAATGAGCGTCTAAACTCATTACATACTCTCCCTTTGATTCTTTTACTCCCTGATTAACTCCGTGTCTTTTCTGTAATAATTTATTCTTAGGTAATCTTATATAGTGAACTCTATCATCTTCTACTAACTCGTCAGGTTCGTAACCGTCTAGTATAGGTATAACTTCAATCTCTCCAGTAGCGTTTTTAAGTACATCTCTTATCGTGTTATTTAGAAAAACTTCTGTTCTTGAAGGAATTATTACAGATAACATTTGCCTCCTATTCAGTAGAGAATACTAACTCCGTTATAACATCTCTTGTATTTCTACCTATTTTTATATTTACTAATTTATTTGGATATTTAATAGATACTTTTTTCCATAAATTGTTATCATCCAATTCCATAGAAGCGTGTAAAGGAACTTCTTCAGCAGGAATCATTTTATCTACTACTTCTTTAAAATTAGATACTTCAATCTTTTTTGGAAATTCCCTTTGTTTTATTTCACTTAAATTAGTGATTCTCATTTCTCTAGGGATTTTTACTCCGTCTGAAATTTCCTTTGTATTCTTTATGGTAATTTCTTTTGGAGTATTTACTACTATTTCAGGTCTAGGTATTTGAAGTTCTTTGACAGTATCTACTAATACTTGAATTTTCTCATTTAATTTACTATCAGAAGAATATTTTAATTCCTTAGATTGTAAACTGAACAAGACATCTCTTAAAAATTGTATTGTTTCCATTCCAGGAAAATTACTATTAAGTTTAGAAATAGCTTCTTTCAGTTCTTTAAATTCTACTAAAAGCTCAGGTTGGTCTAAAACTTGTTTCATTATTTTACGTCTAAGTTCCCGTAGTTGTTCTTGGTCCATGTTATCCCTTCAACTGACTTTCTATGTCAGCTAATAACTTCTCTGCTTTATTTTGAGTACTTGTCGACCTCTCAGAAACAGACTTAAATACTGGAACTACTTTGCATCTACAATTAACGTGTAAACATCCACCATCAATGTGGTCGTAATTTAAATTTAAAACTTTGTTTTCACTATCAATATATTGGCTTCCCTTTTGAAAATAAAATTCATCTAATCCTATGGTCTTTCCGTCTAAAGGTCCGCACCATCCACATACTAATTCATCTTTTGCAGTAACCCATTTTTTACTTTTTACCACTCCTGATTGTCTGTAGCAATCAAGAAGTGCGAAGTTTGTTGCTCTATACACTTCAGACCTTGCTATTCTTTCTGCTTGGTAATCTTCTAAAGATTTGAATTCATCTTTTACTCTCTTTATAAGTTTTTCTGTAGAGTCATTATTTTTTACACCATCAGCCAGAGATTTTCTAACTTTTTGGTAAATAAAATCATTGAAAGATTTAGCACTTTGCAAAGGTTTGCTGTTTAAGTACTTTCTTACTTCGTCTAAAATCCTATATCTAAATCCTTCTATAGATATTAAATTTTCAGCTTCTTTACCTTGAGTTTTGATTAATTCTAGCAATATAGGACTTAAGATAATAACAGCATCTTTTATATATTCATCTTTATTGAACATATAATTATCTTCGATTGTTTTTTCTGCAACCCTACCACGTTTTAATATCTGCTTAGAACCTGATTTCTTTATGTTGCTGATAATGTCGTATTCCTGTCTGTCATATATTTTCTGTACTATATCTTGAATTTTTTTCTCATAAGGTACATTATTTTTTTCAACTCTGTCTTCAAACTTATTTATATTCTCTTTACTCAAGAAATCTTTATCATTGATTCCCTTATACATAGGTTTTAATATCTTTTTTTCAGGAGTTTTATTTATAACAATACTCTTAACAACGGCTTTTAACTGATTCTTAAACTCTTCGTTTAGTTCTTGTATTTTTACATTTCTATTTATTAATTTAGAAACCTGTTCTCTGAATTTTTCAATATTTTTCTTTTTTCCCGACCTTAGTATTCTGTATCTCATCAAATAACCATTTCCGTTATTGGAAATTTCTTCTGAATAAATTTCAGATTTAATCGGGTCTGTTGAAGTAGCAGGATTTGGGACATCATTGTTTGAGTTATCAGTATTATCATTAGTTATGTTATTTGGTCCGACTCTTTCTGATTGTCTGTGAAGTTCTGGAGCCATACCAAGAGGCACTAATGACAATGGTTGCCATATTTCATCTCCACCTTCAAGTGGCGGTAAACCGTTCTCATCTCTAACTTCATTTTTAGTCATCCATTTATCAACTGCGAAAGACCATTCTTTTATTTTTTGTTCATTATCGTTTTTAACAGGATTTACAAAATCTAAGAAAATATCTCCTGAGTCATCAAATAGAGGAACTAAAAATTCATTGAGATATTCTATTAGCTTTCTCATTTTAGGTCTGACGCAATACTTCATGAACACATATTCACTAGCTTCTGCACTTGCCCTATTGACATCTTCCGTAATACCCATTATAACTTTAGATGTTCTAAACATTGACATCAACTTGTCCCTTAAAAACTTTTGTTGGTCAAGATAATCCATATCTCTAGCAGTGGATTGTAATTGCTTAATCTGTAATCCTTGTTCTAAAATTGCAGTTTTAAAAGCATTCTCGAATCCACCATAGTTAGTATGCCACATGGTTCTTAGACGCTCTACTGTGTTATCGTTAAGTTTTTGGTCTGTCATAAGGACTGTGTAAGGAACTGCGGAATTCTTAAAGAAGTTGAGATTGTATGTCTCTGAATAATTTAAAATATCAATAGAACGAGCAGAAGCTTCAACAGTTCCTATACCTCTCCAAGGTCTTTCTGGGTCTATATTTTTTAAGAATACTACTTCCCATGGTTTTAAGATTATATTATTAGATTCTTTAGAGTTGCTTCTTATTATGTATTCAAGTATCATTTCAAAACCAGTTTGAGCTCTTCCTACTTTAACATCGAATTGAACTGGGTTAATAGGCCATAATTCAGATATAGGTGATTTAATATCACTGGTAGCTCTTTTAAGTCTGATAGGAGCTTCACCAGATAATAAAAGATATGTTTGCAAAAGATATATAAAATCGCCTTTAGTCATAAAAGGATTAACTTTATTTAAGAGTTCAAGTATTTCGTGTCTATGAATTTCTACTACTTCATCTGCTTTTTTATTATATCGATAGAGTTTGAATTCTATTTCTGCTACAGCTTCAGCTACAGCATTGACATTAGCAAACACCCACTCACGATATTGCTCAATGAACTCCTCTGCATTGGCAGCTTTTCCTAATCCAAAATCTCCTCCAATAATCTTCCAATTCCCTGAGCTTGTTTCATCCATTGTTTTTAATGAGGATATAACACTGTCAAATTTTTTGTCGTATTCCTCTCTTACTGTCTGTTTAATAGAGGTATCTCTCTTACTAAACAGATTGTCCAATAATCCCATATTTACTCCTTTTTTTTATTAACTCGTACAAGTTCCTATTGCAGTCCAAGAATATAATGTTCTGAATGTATTTCCTACATTGACATTATCAAACTTCTTTAATTCTAACGAAAATTGTGATGAACTTATTATCTTCGCCCAAATAACTACATCGTGAAAACCTCCGACATCATCTCTTGATGTAGGATTAGAACCATTTTTAAAACCAAGGCATATTGCAGTTATATCATATTTAGCATCATTAAAAGCTGTGGGTAAAGTAATAGTTACATCGTCAGTAGTAGTAGAACCATTCCAAGTCATATATCCCCAACCTCTGAATATTCTAGTATTGTATACCTTATTGTTAACAGTAATATCTTGAGAATCATTTGTTCTCGGACATCTGTTTTTTAGTGTTTCTTCTAATATCATAAAATCCTTAAACTCTCTTAATTTGTATAGCTCTCTGGAATATCTGATTGATACAAATTGTTTATATCTCTGTCTTTATTATTAAGCTCTTTACCAACGTTAGGTGTTATTTTCTCTAATTCTAAAACCGCTGAATTTAATGTATATTCTACACTCATAATTTGCATATTAACTTCAAATGTTTTAGAAGTAGAATCATTGAATCCTAAGAAAGAACAAGTCTGACCTGGCTCAATACTCTCTATATCATAACCTAGTTTTTCAGAACCATTATTATCTATAATCTCTACTTTTACCCTTACCTCTGGGTCTGAATTTTCTTCTATAAAAGAATTACCCCAACCGTCTGCTGTTTCGTCTATGAATACCCTACCGTCTGATTTATAATCCGAGCTTCTGTCGTAATTGCTAATTGAAGTTGTATCTTCGTATTTTTTAAATATATAAAATTCATCAGTTGACATCAAACCGTTCCAGAACAAATAGAAATTTTTTACATTCTCCATATTTTTATTAACATCAACTCTTTTAAAATGTTTACCAAAAATAAACCTATGGTTAGGAACATCTGATTTGTGTTTAAAATAAATTGTGTTTGAAGCATCTACATACCACCACCAATTAGATGGCGATAATCCCACTACTATGTCTAATACCTCATTATACTTTTTAAGACCAAATGTATAACTAACACTTGTCCCAGTATTATCCACAGTTCCAGTCCCATAGTTAATTTTAGGATTGTTTCTTTCTGTTCTGAATGAGTCTATCATATTTCTTATAATTTGGGAAGGGTCAGTAGAATTATGGGTAATTTTGACAGTACTTCCACTCTTATAATAATCTTTAGAAAATTTTGTTGAGTAACCTAAACAAGTTATTGATACACCTTCGTTTTTACCATCTATAAAAGGATTGTAAGATGAAATATACCCTGAATAAATTTTAACACCAGTAGAGGAAGTATCTCTATCAGAAATCCAAACTTGAACCTCGTTATTAAATTTTACATCATCATCTTCACCAAAATTTTCAAAAGGTCTGGCTAATTGTATAGTGAGCTGTCCTAATCCACCATTTATAGTTTTTGTAAAGCCACTAATAGAAGCGTCACTCCAAGTAGTGATGTATGAACCGTTATTTTTATAAACTTTTACAAACACTTTTTTCTGAACTGCCATTTAAACTCCTAACTAAAGGTATCTTTTAGTGTATTTAACTTTATGACCTATATTCCAAGTAATTACTCCTGAACTTGTATACAATCTGAATGTGTGGTCTCCTGAATCAGTTGTCCAAGTAGTAGTATTTTTATACGCTCTATTTCCTCCAGAATATACGCTTGAAGTATTATAATTCCAATAAAACTTTACCGAACCTGTATTTTGTCTTTCAACTGTTAACCAATATTTATTACCTCCAGATAAAGATAAGTTAGCTAGATTAACGCTTATCCAATCTGTTGAAACGCCTACGCTACTGTAAGGTATGTTTAAAGAATAAAGTTCAGTTCCAGGCAACGAGCTAGAATCGTTATAGATTGAAGCTTTTAAATAACCTAGATAATATATCTTAATGTTAGTAACAGTAGGACTAGAACTTGCGTCACCAGTTAAAGTAACTTTCCATTTTATATACCTTTTACTTAAAGTTGTCATATCGGAAGTAAAAGCTCCGAATGTAACATTATCGTCACTATCGGCAAACTCTATAGAAGCAGTTCCTCCATTAGCAGTATACGACATAGAATGACTTTGATAACTTACTGTAGTAAGCCCTGTATCGTAACCAGTCGAATATCCATATTGAGGACTACCAGAAAAGCTTGACGCATAATATTTGAAATTAGTATCAGTTTCAGAAGAAACATAAGAACCATAAACTGGAGGGTAATCGCTATAATCGTCTATTCTATAACCAGAATCTCCTGAAGCGTAAACATTTGCAGTACCACTCAAATACGCAGTTGATAAAGTTCCACTCCAACAGTTACTTTGTATTACTAAGGCATATTCTGTTCCAGAAGTTAAGGAATAACTTCCTGAAAAATCATACCAATCATAAGAAGTTGTCATAGAACTTATGCGTATATAAGGAAATGTTAAAAGATGACCAGAAGGTTTAGAGTCACTTGTAGTATATAAATAAACATTTATTACACCAGAAGGATTAGCGTCACTAGAATATTTTTTTAAGTATAAAGATATTTTATTTAATGTCATATTACTGTCAGGAGTGAATGTTTGATACTGTTTACTAATATAAGCTGTGTCAGAAGGATTATAACCTAAAAGTCGGTCTCCTGAACTACTAGCTGTATTTTCATATTCTAGAACAGGGTCACCAGTTGATAAACTCAACCCACTAGTATTCCAACTGCAAGTTGTATTTACCGAATCTTTATAAGTAGTATTAGCGAATGCTTCTTCTTTATAATCGTTATTTGTATTTGTATCCTTGTATAACATTAAGTCAATATTACCGTAAGTAGTGCTTAAACTAGGAGTGAATGATTGAGCTTCTGATTTAGTTGAAATTTCTCCACTTGTGCTAGAAGAATTGTATGTGTCGTTATACTCATTTAAAGTATCAGAAGGAAGAAAATTTACTTCAGCGTTATTAGTTCCTAGAGAAAATTCTGGAAAAACACCTTCAAAATCTATATCGTAACCTGCTCTTTTTACTGTTAGATTATTAGTATCTATTTCTACTTTATCTCCAGGTGTCCAAGTTGTATTTATATTCATTTGAGTATTAGTAGTAATATTTCTGAATTGTATTTCCTCTAAGTTACCTATATCGTCTAAGTCGAAACTTATAATAGGTTTTGGTTTATAAGTACCGTCTACATTAGCAGAAAATGTTTCATTAAGATTAGTAAGATTATCGAATGACCACATTTCTGTCATTACATCTCCGCTACCTAAAGTTCCGTGTTTGGCAAAACTAGGGTCTATACATATATATTCTAAAAAATACTTTACATAGGTCAACGAATTATTTTCTCTCTCTAAAGATAATTTGTTAAATAATACATCGTATTTTATTTTAGTTCCCGAATAATTTATATATAAACTTCCATTTATAGACATTCCTGTTTTGAACTCATCAATAAACCCCTCTAGGTTTGTTTGAGTGGTTGATTTTATTTTACCTTCTATACTTATTCTTTTAGGTTTATAAAAAGAACCTACAAGCTTACTTGCTGTATTTCCTGCTATATCTATAATATCGTGTTTGTAAGGAGTGGAATCATCATGGGTGATTTTAGTCACTTCATAATTACCCGAATTTATATTTACTGAATTAAAATAAATATCTCTCATAATTTATAAATACCTTTTATTGTATTGAGCTTTTACACTATATTCGAAAGTTGACAAATTCTCCATATAAATAATGTAAGTGAAAGCGTTTCTCTTTATTTCATAGAATCCTACCGTTGTGTTGACATTGTAATAGTAAGATTTACTATCTGAACTACTGTTTTTTAAACAAGCCCAATCCCACTTTTCACTATTAATGTCAGGTTGTATACCTATCCAATAAGTAGTTCCAACAGTTAAAGCTACATTATCAAATGTAACAATTCCCCAAGTATAATCAGCTCCAGAGTCTATATCTTCTTTTAACAGAGTAGGACTAATATTATAATAACTATAATAAGTTATTTCATTTCCAGGCTTACCATTATTATCTGCCTTTATATAAACTCTTAAACCACTAGAAGAATTATTTGGATTCAACAATAAAGCGATTCTATTGTAATTTCCACTTGTCTGAACTTTAAATGATTGGAATAATATTTGTTTATTGGAAAGAAAGTAAGCCCTCTCGTAACTATTGTATTTTTTTTGACAGCTCTCCATTTCACTAATGCTAGAAGGAATTTCTATTGTATATCTGTTAGTTCCGACTTTATTCTCTATGAATTTACCCTTAAAAGAAGGATTCTGACTATCTAATGAAGGATTATTATGAATAACAGACAATTTGTCACAATCAATTTCAAATTCGTCACCGTTGTAAGTATTAGACAAACCAGTATAAACGCTCATTTCTGTCATTGTGGAATTATTTCTTAAAACTATTCCACCTACATCTGAATACGAATCAATAAATATGTTAAATTTAGGTTTAGGATTAGAATTACCTTCTAAAGTAACCGAGAATGTTTCATTAAGATTAGTAAGATTATCGAATGACCACATTTCGTTGATTATTTCGTTACCGTCTGAATCTGTATCTTTAGCTTGTATAGGACTTAAAACAGAATAGCTAATTTGAAACCTAGAAGACAAAATATCTCTAGGATTTTTTATTATAGACAAATTATCGCAAGTTACATTATAAGTTCTATAACCATTGTAATATTGTATAGTTAAATCTTCATCACTTACCGACATATACCTTTTTAAAGAGTTTATATTTTCTTCTAAATTATCTCTAGAAGTACCTCTTACAAATCCTTCTATATTAATTTTTTTAGGAGCATAAGATGATGAAATAAGTTTTGCACCATCTTGTTTTTCTATCTCTAAAATATTATGGACATAGGGTGTACCACTGTCGTGAGCAAGTTTATTAACCACATATGTAGTTTGGTCATTTAAATCAAAGGTGCCTAATTTAATTGTAGGTATCATTTTTACTCCTTAACTTTCTATATCGCACCTTGACTTGCTAATTCTATTGACCTTGCCAATTTGGTTCCCCAATCACTTATTTCAGATTCATTACGAGTATTTATAGTTCCGTATATATTGATACTAACTCCACCACCGAGTTTATTATTAGGGACAATACTACCAGATGATCGTGGAACAAATAATTCAGGTCCACGTTCTCCTACTATGTAAGGTGTTCCTGAAGAAACCATACCTCCATTAGCCATACCAGATACTGCTACATTGAATCCTTGTGATGCTCCAGAAAGAAATTTTCCAATAACACCTTTTACACCACTGATTGCTCCGCTGACTGCTTCATTTATTTTTTTTGGTAATCCTTTAAAATAATCAACAATATCATCTACTACACCTTGTGCCCATTTTGTAGCACTATCTTTAAAATTATTGAATCCTTCAACTGCATTATTCCATATATCTCTTGCAATATCTCCTATTCTTTTAGGAAGTTTACCAAGCCAATCTGTTACTGTATTATAAACACCTACTGCCCAATTCCATATTCTAACAGCGAGATCTGTTAATGTATTTATAATTGTCCAAAAAACATTTGTTATGATTTCCCAAACTTTGCCTGGTAATGTCTTTAAAAAGTTTATTCCAGTTTCTATTGCTCCAGGTAATGTAACTGTAAAAAAGTTCCAAAATTTAAAACCTAAATCTATTAAGAATGTTGTTATATCATTAACCATTTTCCAAAACCAATTAATTAAAGATTGAATTGCTTCTGGAATAGTAACTGTAAAGAAATTCTTAACATCCATAGCAAGTCTGTATATATAACCCAATACAAATCCTACTACAAAACCAATATTCTCTGGTAATCTTTTAAACCAATTCACAACAAATTCAATAGCATTCGGAATGGTAACCATAAAGAAATATTCAACTCTTAATGCTAGTTGTACTACATATTCTAATACAACTTTAACACCAGATTTGATTGTGTTGTATAAATTAACCCACCAATCTATTACAAACTTGATAGCGTTTGGGATAGTAACTTTGAAAAAATTTGAAATAGCATCTGCTAGTTTCTTAGCTTCTTTATCTGTTTGATTAGAATATTTTTTCCATTGATCAGCAAACCAAGTTATCCCTTGTACTACCCAATCTATTATTTTTATTAATCCATATAAAACTGCACCTACTACTACAATCGCAGCAACAACTACCCCTATTAAGACAGCACCCCAAAATTTAAACATAGGCATTAATCTAGGACCTAAAATCTCCCATAATTCTTTCAGTTTAATCCATAATTTTTCTACGGATTCTTTCAAAGAATTCCAAGCAGGTTCTAACATAGATCTAACTATCTCTCCAGCATTTTTAAAAGCAGGAACAAGTTTATCCTGTATAAAACTTCTAAATGCTTCAGATTTTTTCCACAAGAGTGCTATCGTTCCTGCTATCAAAATAAGTCCACCTATTATCCATCCTGCAGGACCACCAAGAAAACTCACTATTGCTGCTCCTAGTCCTCCTTCACCAAAAAATGCGGCAAGTTTAATGACCCATCCTATAACATTTGCTATCACTATTACTATTCCACCAATCTTGAGAAATTTTTCTACAAAAACTACAATTTTCTCTTGATTTTGGTCTAAATAATCTAATACTTTTTTAGCACCATCTTTTATTCTACTAAAAAGTTTACCTTCTATAATATCACCCTGATCAGTAAGTCCCAGAAAAGATCTAGCAGTTCTTCCTATCTGGTCTGAAATATTAGACATTACACCACCAAAGGTTTTGGATTGTCTATCCATAAGGTCTCCACCTTCTTCTGAATATCTTCTGATTGCTTCTCTGACGTTATCGAAGGAAGGACCCATACCATTTTCCATATCATCTTTAATCTGAGCAGTTGATTTTCCTGATTGCTCGGCTAACATCGCTAAAAGAGGAACACCAGCTTCAGTAAACTGACGAAGTTCCATACCTGTAAGTTTGGTAGCAGTCTGCACCTGTCCATAAGCCATAATTAAGTTAGGAAGTCTTTCTACACCTACTGCAGACGCAACATTGCCCAAATCCCTTAATGTAGGGATTAAATCTTCTGACGCAATTCCATAAGCTAACAAAGATTTACTAGCAGTCATAACTTGAGGAAGTGTAAAAGGAGTCTTACGGGCGAATTCTGATAGTTCACCCATTTTCTTTTTACCCTCTTCTGCACTACCCAATAAAGAATCAAAAGCTACTCTGTTCTGTTCGTAATCAGATGCACTTTTGATAGCAAAACCAGTCGCAGCAGAAAGAGCAGCGGTAACCATTACCGTATATTTTCCTACCGCTCCACTAATTTCGTTTAAAGCAGCTTTTGCTGTTCCACCGAATGATCTGAATACACCAGAAGCATTATCCTTAGCAGACAAAATTGCCATTAAATTTACTTGTGCCATTTATATCCTTTAATTATTTATAATCCTGCTATTAGTACGTGATTCCGAATTTTCTTCTGATATATTATCTTTGATTTGTTCTATAAACCATACTGGTTGAGAATGATAAGTGTACCAATCCCAACCCATATATTTACACACTACCGATACATTCTTTATGTATTTTTTTTTTCTAGTTCAGGTTGTGCATTTACTACTTTGTTAATTTCTTCAATTACAAATTGATAATCGCTAGATTTAAGATTTAATATACTTTGAAGAACATTTTCTTTTATACCTTTAACAGACATAATAAGTTTTTCTATCTGTTTATGATTGATTGTTTTAACCATAGAACCATTAAGCGTAGCATTCGGTTTATCACCACCAACTGATACTTCATAGTCTTTTAAATATATATCTTGAATTTCTTCTAACTCACCACCAGTTATCCAAGTATAAATTTCAACTTCTATTTTATCTACTGGTGTAATTATTTTTTTAGTCTCTCTCTCCATATAACTCCTTAATTTTTTTATTTATTTTCGTGGTTTTCTTTTTTTACAAGCCATATTTCTCCTTAATAGTTAGCAGCATTATAAGCATTAGCTAAAGTACAAGTTGAAATTAATTGTAAAGCATTCGCAGCATCATAATTAGCTTTAAACGCTAATTTTTGAGTTGCTATCGCATTAAGATCTAAATTTGGTTCCCAATCAAAGAAATCAATTCTAGGAAATCTCATAGTCCATGCATTAGTAC